CGATACAGGTATCATTGTCATGCCAATATTGTTTAGTGAACGAGATAGATTTGATGGTGATATGGATTTTTGTGAGACACTTACATATGGTACAGTTATTGCTCAAGTAGGTACATCACAAAAACGAAAATCTAATCCTGTGCCACGAGGTGTTGCAAAGATAGGTGACCCATTAAACTTTTTATTTGAATGGGATGGTATGGTAGGTCCTCTACCTGAATTAGCAGAATGTACAAATGGTGTAGGTGTTATCAATACAGCACCAGAGATAGATGGTGTTACAAGACGAGTACCTTTATTAATGAAAATAGGTGATGAAGTATATCCTAATATGGCAATAGAAGTCATAAGAGTTGCAGTTGGCGATCCTAGTTATCAAGTTAAAGCAGACATGAATGGTGTTGTTGCAATGAGAGTACCGGGTTACGATACCATAAATACAGATACAAACGGTAGAATTTGGGTACGCTGGAACAAAGACTTTAGGGTAGTGTCTGCTGGCAATGATGAGGATTTCCAGAAAGCAGCAGGTACAACTGTCATAATTGCTATGACAGCAGAAGGATTAGGGGGTGTCATTGCAACGCCAATAGGCGAACAATATGATTATGTTGTTAGTGCAAATACTTTACAGACAATACTTGATGGCGAAACAATACAAAGAGCAGACTGGTTAATAGAATTAGCTGTTGCATTTTTCCTAGGATGTGTTATAGTATTAGTATGTAGATTTTTACCATATTGGGCAATTGCCATTGCTCTAGTAGCAATCACATTTTCTGCTGGTTATTATATCACATTTACTTTCAAAAGTCAGCTGTTATTTGATATTTCTTGGATATTAGTGACTGCTTTTGTAGTAGCATTCCATAGTACATTTTTAAGATTTATATTAGAGTTTAGGGCGAAACAACAAATTAGAAAACAGTTTGAGAAGTATCTGGATCCACGACAAGTGGCGATACTAGTAAAAGACCCTAGTAAATTAAAACTAGGTGGCGAAAGAAAAGAAATGTCCTTCTTATTCATGGACATTGTAGGTTTCACACCTATAAGTGAATACTATAAAAACAAAGATGATCCAGAGGGATTAGTAGAAGTCATTAATGACTATCTAAACAGAATGAGTAATATAGTATTAAAGAACGGTGGTACAATTGATAAGTACATGGGCGATTGCATAATGGCGTTCTGGAACGCACCCCTTGACTGTCCTAATCATGCGGAGATGGCAGTTAGAACAAGTATAGAGTGTGCTGAAGAAACAGATAAAATCAAAGAAGAATTTAAACAAAAAGGATTACCTGATATTAACATAGGTTCAGGTGTTAATACAGGAACATGTATCGTTGGTAACATGGGTAGTGAAGCAAGACTTGACTATTCAGTTATTGGTGACGCTGTGAATTTGGCAGCCAGATTAGAGGCACAAACACGAAACTATAAAGATGAGAAAGGCAAAGTTACACCAACATTGTATTCGTCTTATACGAAAGAACAACTTACGAATATTAAGTCTGTTGAAGTAGATAAGATAAAAGTAAAAGGCAAAGAAGAGCTAATTACTATTTTTAAACCACAATAAGGAGAAACTATGACTAGGCAAACTATGATTAACACATACAAAAGGGAGAAAAAAATGAAAAACTTAAAGAAGATGATTAGAAGTAAGAAATTTGTAAACCTTAAAAATATGCAAGTGAAGCCTCGTCAGTATGCCGCTTAAGGCGTTTCAGTAGATAACGAGCTAAATGTAGTATCAGGCGAAGAAGTGCCTTTTTGAAGTGAGAATGTACTATTAGATTGACTTGAAACTGTATTATCACCACCTTTGACAATTGTTACAGGCACTTGCTTCGCACCTTCCATAATTGCATTATCATAAGCAGCAGACAATTCATCTATTCTATTTAAGATAGCACTTTCACCTTGTATATCACCTGCTAAATCAGCATTAATTGCCATATCTTCTAGTTGAGCAATACGAGCATTAACTTCATCTAAACTCATATTTGTAGTGATAGAAGCACCAGTATTTAATTTTTTAACACCACTTGACGCTGGCATTTCCATTTTACCACCTACTATTTGACCACCTTGACCAAACATGTCAGCAGCTTGTTTTAATGTGTCTGTACCTGGTAATGCATATAACATTTTACCTACAAGACTATTAGAACTAGGTAACATACTACCTGCTAAATTCATAAACAAATCACCAAAGTTTGGTAATTGAAAGTCAAACATATTACCTGGTTGAAAACCAAAGATTGCACCAGTTTCAGGATCATATATTTTCTTTGCTAAGTTTTTGATACCTGTAAACATATCACTTAGACTTGGTATATCAGCAACAAAACCAAAGATTTCTCCTGTTTCAGGATCATATATTTTTTTACCTAAACCTACAAGACCTTTACCTAATTTATTGATTACACCTTCATCACCTATTAGAAACTCAGATAGTTTAAATGGTTCTTCAGGATTACCAAAACCAAATACATCTTTTGCAAAGTTAGTTGCTAAGTTAATACCTGCACCACCAATATCAATTAATTTAGATGTAACACCTGCTGCTGTCATATCTTCTTTACTAAACGAGAATAAATCTTCAGCAAAACCCATAGTGTTTTTCATTTTATCACCTACAAAGGCAGAGAAGTCAGTAAATTTTTCTGCTGCCATATCAGCAGTACCAGAGAACCAGTTTTTAACATTTGTCCAACCATTTGATACACTATTTGATATGAAGTCTTTAAGACCAGTTGCACCTTCAACAACAAAGTCTGCTGTGCCACTAAACCATTCTTTAATACTTGACCATGCACCTGTAACTTTAGATACTAACCAATCTTTAATATTTCCTGCACCATCTACAACAAAATCAACTGAACCAAAGAACCAGTCTTTTATACTTTGCCATGCTGATGAAACTTTTGCAGTTACCCATTCTTTAATATTTGTATAACCATCTTGTACGAACTCTACAGCACCTGTGAAGAAGTTTTTAATACCTGTCCACATGTCATTCAGTTTACCTAATAACCATGCACCAGCACTATCATAAGGTGCAAAGTTAACGCCAAACATTTCTAATACATTTGTAATTAAACTATCACCTATGTTTAGTATGAAACTACCAAAGTCAGTAAAGATACCTGCTAATGCTTTTATTCTTTCTAATACAGTTGCGTCACCACTAAAGATAGTACCTAGTTTATCAGTAACACCTGTTACTAAATCTACGATACCATTGAAAGCGTCTTTTAAAAAATCAAAAGTATTTGTGAATACACCTTTTACGAATGTTATAAGACCTGATACAACTTCTCTAAATTTAGGATTTTGTAATGCTTTGAAGAACAATAACATAAGACCAAAGATACCTGCAGGACCTAAAAGACCTTTAATTATACCACCAATACCACCAAGTGCTTTACCAGCACCTGCTTTAATACCAGCACCAGCAGCTGCCATTGCATTACCTGGACCTTGTACTAATGCGGCTCTGGCACCTCTTGCTCTTTCTTTAAGCATGTCAGTAAACTTTTTACGTTCAAACTGTTTCTCATCTTCAGCAAGTTTGTTTTGCAACTTTAAAAATTTACCAGATTTGACACTCTCTTTGCCTAATCCTTCTAGTTCTTTTTTAACTGCTGCTAATTCTTCTCGTTGAGCAACAAGTTGTGCTTTCTGTTCACGTCTAGCAATCAACTCTTCCTGTGACATTCCTGTCAATTCTTTAAGAGTTCCGTCTAGTTTATTGATTGTAGTATCGTCTGCCATTTAACTATTTATCTTATTTCTTCTTATTTGTAAACGCTTGAGCACCAAAAAAAGCTGCAACAATACCTGCAACAGCGATGAAATATACACCTGCCATATCACCTAGTATTTTTGCACCTTGGTCTAATCCAACCCAATTAGCGAGTATTACTGCTACAGGGTACATTAACATACCATATAGTGAATACCATGCCATAGTTCTTTGAGCGTCTCTCATAGCGTCAGCGTCTTCTAATTCTTTACGTTTAAACTCTAAATACATGTCATGTTCTTTTTTAGATACTTTACCATCACCGTTACTATCTGCTGGGTGTGATTGTTGTACTATTACTTTTTCTTCAGCCATTTTCTTTTCTCCTTATTTTAGTTTCGCCTCTTTCATCTTTTTATTTTCTTCCTTTATATGTTCGTTTAATAAAGAAAGATAGATTTCACGCTCATAAGGTAACATATTTTCAAGTTCAGTAAGTGTGACAAAACTTTTATATATTGTCATCTTAAATATTAAATCATAATAAGTCTCTAAGTCAATATGAGAGAGGCATATTAAAAAAAACTTTGTAAACCCTCTAACACAACTTTACCTTTTTTCTTTGTTTTAGGGTGTGTTAGATTGACAGTATGTTTTAATCTTGGCATTGTGACAAAGAAGTTTTGTATTTTAGAAAACTGTTCTTGTGTAAGATTGTTTACAAAATCATCTATTTCTTCTTTCTTTAAATCTACCGCTTCATGTGTTTCAACACCGTCTATAATTTGGTAGACACAATCACTTACTAAACCAATAGCGTCATCAGCAGATATATCTTTTAAATTTTTACCTGCATATGTTGATAGAGTTGGGTAACTCATTATCACAGACACATTTTCGTTTAGTTGTACTTTGTTGACATGTTCTTTATCCATTTCAACTTGTATCGTTGTTAAATCTACCGTAGCAGGGACTTTTGTTTCTACATCACCTGGAAAAGGTACATTTAGTTTTATTTTTTCACCTACAGACTTTGCTCTAATCTGTAAGAAAATGTATTCTATATCAAATGATGGAAGTTTGTTTATATCAACTTTATTGAATGTACAATTAGAAACTATTTGTTTCAATGCATTAATCATTTCGTCATCACCACCTTCTTGCCCTTGTAGAAGAATTTTTTCCTCCTTGACAAGAAAAGGTCTAAACTTTATCTTTTCATCTGAGCTTGGTATAGTCAACTCATATTGTTGTGTATTCAGCTTTGGTAAAGCCATAATATATCTCCTTTATATAATAATTAAAAAGTAAGTGGCGGGAATATTTTACCACCAAATACTTTACCAATTGGGATAGAACGTTTTAATCCGTTGATAACGTCTCTACCTGTTCGTCTTAATTCAGGTGGAAGTCCTTGTAAGAACCCACCTTGACCAGGTTTCACCTCACCAGATGATAGACCACCAACTTTACCAGTTGAGTCCACATCTAAATCAAAGTTTAACCAATCTCTATATGCAAATGTAACATTAACTTTAACATATTGGTTCATTGCACCACTATCATATTGTATTTCACCAATCTGAGCAGGGAATGCTTCTCTTAATCTTACACCGTATGTTGCCATGTCTCTATCATTTGCTTCATCAAAAGAACCTAGTTGGAATATGTCAACATTACCTGTGTACTCTTTATAAAAATTAAACATTCCTGTTTGATTATCATACACTTGTTTTTGCCACATTTCAAAGAAGTTTCTTAATCTTAAAAATTTGTCACCTATAAATGTCATTTGTATATCACCATATAACACTTGCACAGGATACTTATAAGGTGCTCCTGCAATACGATATGGGTTAGTAGTAAATGTTCTAGCAGGCATAGTAACAGTTTCACACATTAACGCAACTTCTTTTGCCATGTCAACATTAGTACCGTGTCTACCTGCAGGACCTACTGCTGTTTCTGAAATAACATTTTCTTTTTCTTGGTTACTTGCCTCATTAATCAGACCTTGTATAATATCTCCAGACGGTAATGTAACATTGATTAAAAATCTAGTATTACGAGCAACACCTTCACCTTTAGATAAGGCACCTCTGAAACGATTGATTGTAGTTTCAGGATTTGCTCTACTCTTTAATCTAGGATCACCTGGTATGTTATCGTATTCTCTACCACGTGGAAGACCTAATCTTATATCAAAAGGTCCTACTCTTTTACCTTGTCTGAAAATTGCCATTATTTTCCTATTACTTTCCCTTTATTGGCACCTTCTTTAATAATATATTTTTGTGTACCATTGGCGCCAATCTCTACTTCTTGTCGTAGATTTCTTGTTAAATTTAATTCTTGTTTTTTTCTGTTCACTTCTTTTGCGTGAGCAGTTAATTGTTTTGTTCTATCTCTATCCATTATATCATTCTCCTTGAGGCGCTGTGTACCGTACTTACGCCTGCTTTTCTAAAGTCTTGTACAGGTAAAAATATAGATGGTGCGTATTCATCTTCATCTAGTCTTAAAAATTTTGATGCCATTTGACCTCTTAAATAATGTTTGATTGTAGGTTTAATCTCTCTTACATTTTTAAGTGCTCTATAATCACCTTTAAAGTCTTTCTTTTCTAATGTTTCAAATAATTTCATTCTCAACGGTATTGGCAAGTAGTGAAAATTGATACCTAGAAATCCACCTGGTGCTGGTTGTATAGGTAACACAAGAGGAAACATATCATAGTATGGTAATATTTCTTTGTACTTTGGATTGTA